TCTATCTACCAGTTGCGACATCTGTTGATGGTGTCAGTGCTCCTCTATCAATTAACTTTGACAACTTCTCCGGTCTGCTCTCATCTCAGACATCAGAGCAGTTATATGGGATGTCAGTCAAGAACGGCTTAGATATGGACTGGAACACTTGGGCTGGTTTCGCCCATATGGGCTCTGCTCTCCAGACGGGCTCTATGGGCGGGTCCAGCCAGAACTTTGGTGGTGGTGCTTGTGGTCGTGTCCCCCTTGTTGGTGGTCTCCTTGTTCTCAAGCCTTCTCAGGATATTACGCTACAGACGGGTCAAGCCCCATCACTTGTAGGTAATTTTACATTCCAGTTCAACCTACAAGTCAAGAACACGACAAGTTCCTCTCTATCTGGCGTTCAGTTGTTCGTCATCACGGCGAACTCTGGCTTCTTTGAGTCAATCCGTGGCTCTTCACGCATCATCAAGGGCGTTCTCTCCGAGCAGGACATCATCTCTGCCCCCCTTGCTCCCCACGGCACAAGAGATATGCTTTCACGCTATGTGGGCGGTGCTGGTATGTTCTCAAACCTTGCTAATGTTCTTTCAAAGGCGAAGGATGTCTATAATGCCACGAAGCCCGGTATTTCAGCCGTTAAGAATATGATGGGCGACTCTGGCACGATGGGTAAGGTAAAGGGTGCTCTTGGAGCGGTAGGCTATGGCACGGGTGCTGGAACGGGTGCTGGAACGGGTGGCGATGGCACGGGTGGTGCTCGTCGCCGTGGTCTATCAGCCCGGCTAATGTAATTTTTCAAACTGTGAATTTTACCAAAAAATAATCCATACGGCGAATTTTTTTCGGTGTATCAATTATAATAGAAGATGAGTTCAACGGTTTTGAGCCAGTCTGCCGCCGCCGCCGATGTTTTATATGCCGCTGGTGGTCTCTTAGCGGGTAGTGGAATCTCATCAACTGGAGATATTACTGGTGTTGTCGCCCGTTTCCAGCAAGTCGTCGTAAAAGACCTCAATCCTAATGACATTACCGATGCTGGTGTATTCCTTTTTAACTCTGCGGGTCCTACTGAAACTCCCCCACGCCTTCAGCAGGAGGTTATTATTACCGTTCCCAGTAATAACCAGCAGGGAAATGACACGGGTTGCCTAAATATATATACCAAGAGCGACAACTCTCCCATTGTCGCAAGACTTGTATCAACGCAAGTTTCTGGCGAAGGTTCTGTTGGACCGCCAGTAATTTTAGGGACACAAGCCATTTGGGGTATGACCTCCGCCTTTCAGAGTGGCAGAGCAACAATTGCTATTGGTGGAACAACTGTTGCCGTTCCGAACACGGCAATTCTTGCTGGGTCAGTCATAATGCTTACGGGTGAAGGTGTTCCAGATGCGACAGCCACAACTTTTGACGCAGTTATTACTGCTGGAACTGGTTTTGTCATTGAAACCAATGCCGCTGCTACAGCCGCCAAGAATGTAAATTGGTTCGTCGCCCGTTATTAAAAATCTAAACATCCAGTAAAGATGTCCGACCCGTTTCCATACATAGCAACAATTAAACATTTCTGTTCGGGTTCTATTGCTACGAACACAAATGACATCAAGGAAATAACAAAAGAATCAATGCGACGCACTTGGAGTGGGACTTACGGTGATGGGAATGTCTCATTCTCATTACCCAAAGAAGGTGAATGTCTCCACGGCTCGTCTAAATTTTTATGTGCGTTGTGTGTGAAGCCTACCACAGAACCTTCAAAGCCAGATTGTTCGGTGAAAACGGGTCAGCCTTCCAGTCCCCCTTTATCTTTGAATGCGACTTCTGAAACACATTCTGCTTCATTGACGCAGTTCCTTGCGGGGCTCTATTTGTCTCCTCCAAGTGAGACCAAATCAGATGGTCTCCGTATCCAACCCGTCCGAAGAGAACCATCTTTCCATCTTCGTTAGGCATTGCTAATTTGTGAGTGCCATCTGTGGCAAATCCTAATAGTTTTGCTCCATTACCATACCCGGCATCTTTTGCTTTCTTCTGTGCTTTTTTCAAATACACTGAAGGACTCAGCCCGGCTTTATTTAGTTGTGCCATAAATTTACTCTTCCCAGCCCCTTCTAATGCTACATTGGCAATCGCTCCCAAATCAGTAATACCTCTGGCAATTGGCTGAGTCCATTGAGGTAGTTTCTTAAGAAGGCTTTCTACTGGTTGCTTAACGAATTTAATAGCCTCCGACGGATAATGCTTATTTGCCTTCAATAAAATAGCCACGAAATCTTGGCAATTATTTGCGAAAGGGTCATATCTATAAAAGTCATCTCCCTTCACAGCAACACCATTTGCTATAAATTGATTTAATGTTGTCTGATTGGGTAATGGAGGTAAATTGAGTGTTTGAGAACCCTTCTGTAATGCCTTGGGTTCGCCTATGTAAATGACCTCGTTCTTTTCTATAAGGATTTGCTTTCCACTTGCTAAGGTTAATACAATTCCTAAATGAAACATATCATCGTAATGCTCGGCTGACCTTGCCTTGCTCCATTGACCCAGTGTAATAAGTTCAAAAGCCGCATTCAATGCTGATTGAATAGGGTCTCTACGAAGCATAATGCCTTGGATTGTTTCGTCGCCGTATTGTTCCATTGTGCGACGGGCGGAGGGTGGCAAATTCGTGCGAATTCCTTTGAATACATCTGATACACGACGACGGGCAATAGAATCGGGATTGATAATTTCATTCTGAACCTTACCGACCGTAGAACGCAATACAGAATCTGGATTAACAAATTCATTAATAACTTTTCGTGGATTGAATACATCATACCACGCACCACCACGCAAGTCATTATCGTGTTTGGGATTACCGTCTAAAAAACTATAGACCCGTGCCATCGCCCACTGCTCTTTAGAGAGTTTTTTTGACATTGGGGCTTTTACACCTTTTACAAAAGAACCCTTCAATCGCACTGATGAAGGATTTGTCTTATACGCTCCAATACCTCTATCATAAACTTCTTGTAGTTTCTTAATCGGCACGGCTGAAATCTTAGACAACTCTTTTAAACTATACGGCTTATCTTCTAATTTGTTTTTCTTGAAGAAATTAAGCCTATGTGTTCCGCCTTCTATCGGAAGAGCCATTCTATATATACAGCAGAGATTTTCAAAAAGAAAAGGGCAAGTTTTCACAACTTCTGGCAAACTCTTTGGCAAAAGTTGTCAAAATTTGAAATGGATTTTAACCTATCATATAGGGTATAAAAAGTAATAGATGCCTTCAAAGACTGCTATTAACTACAACAATGCGTGTTCTCCTATCATCCAGCAGAACTATCCAGAGTTCTTTGATGTGATTTACAATCATCGGGCTTTCACGCTACACGCTGAGTTTGATTATTCTCTTACACGCTTCTACACTGATGAAGACCGTCAGAGACGCTCCACTGATACAATTCTCAAGGAGTTTGAGAAGGAGAAGAAGAAGTTGATGAAACTCCTTCAGCCTTACAAGCATCTTTGTTGCCAACCGGGTTCAGTAATAGACCAAGTAATGAGGCAAGAACGCCACCGTCTCCACAACGATGTCTATCCCACCGTGTGATACTCTAAAAGTTGATTGACCTTTCTTGTGAAGGTTGTGAAGGTTTTTTCGCCAAGTTTCCTATGAGAGGTATTGGTTTCTGCCAGTTTCAAAAGTTGGCGAAAAAGCCTTCACAACCTTCACAGCCTTCACAACCTTCAGACTTCAAAATAAAAAAGCCAAAATTCTAAAAATCAATTCACCTTTCCACCACTCTGAATAAAAGTTGATTTTCTTCTCACCTATTATACAAAGTAGCAAGAATGAATAACACCATTAACAATTCTAATATTTATCACCACAACTGGAACAATCCAGAGACTGAGGAGAAATATCCAGAGTTTTACAAGAAAATCCGTGAGTCTGATGCGTGGATGAAGCACCTTCTATATTTAATCACAGATATAAACATAGAAAAAACTTTCTCAAAGAATGACAAGGCTATTGCGTGGAATGCTTGGGTTGATGCTAAGAAGCGTTTGATTGAGGAATTGAATGAAAAATTAGTAGCAGTTAGTGATGTTATTGTAGGGCAGATTATCAAGAACGACCACGCTCATTGGACTAAACAAACTTAGTAAGCCCTTCAATAGGAATATAATAAACGCTCTGAACTGAATTCATACAATCGCTCCGCTCCCCTCTGTAATAATGGTCGCTACGCTGGAAGGTGTTGAAGAGGCTCTCATTGTATTTGATGTAATAGATGCCATCTGAATAACAAAAAACAAAATAGTAATTTTTTGTAGGGTCAGAGCAAAACTCAACCTTGTTTGCCCCGATGATTGCCGTAATGTAATCGTCGTGTCTGATTCTACGGGTCTTCAATTCCACATAGACGGTTTTGGCTTCGTTAGTATAATCCATAATAGAATAGCCACCTTGTTTAATCAAAGGCGTTCCAGCAATGCGTTCAATCTGGCTCTTAATCTTATCCTCATTTGAAGTTCCAAATGCCAAGTCTGCGAATTGAGTTGCCATCTTTCTACATTCAGCCGGGACAAATAATCGGGTAAAAAAACGCACAGCAACATATTTCAAAATAAAAAATTTCGGGCTTCAAAAAAAAAAGGGTGGAAAGGATAAAAATCTACCAACTCTTCTGGAAGTTGGGTCAAAAATTGATTCCAAGTTTTAACCTTTCATATAGGCATAAGAAGAGATGGAAGCACTCAATAGACGCTTGAATAGTATGACGAAGCAGAGAGGGTTTGCGTGGGCGAAGTATTATGAATTGGCTCATAATTCAAATGCGAGTGATTACGCTCACTATCAGCGTATTCAAGAATTGATGAAGAACTCTGATACTGGATTGCCTCAGCACATCAAAACCGAGTTCCTTGCTATGGCAACTGAACTCAAAAAGACTTGGGAGTGCCCCATCTGCTTGGAATTTATCCAACCCGACAACTTAGACATCACGCCGTGCGGTCATTATTATTGTAAGCCGTGCTTACACACGCTAAAGGCTCAGACTGAGCCAAAGTGTGGCATCTGCCGTCGTAAGTTGAAGGCAAATGAGGCTGAGTAATATCAGCCCCAATACAAACATTTTTTACATTAAAATCTCAACTAACTGTATATGGAGGCTGCCTTCAAAGAAAAAACATATCCAGCCAATTATCCAGCAGATGCGTTGGAAATCATAGACGCAATGAGTTTTAGCGATGGACGCAATGTGAAAATTCTTGGTTCAATGGCAATGCGTTCTCAGCAATATGCGGGAGATTACGATTTATTTGAAGAAGTCCAGACCAAAGGCTCAGAAGCAGAGGCATTGCGTAGTTTAGCCAATGAATTCCAGAGCATTGTTAAAACACTTCTACGAACCAAAAACATCTATGTTGGTGATATTAAGGCTGGAGCGATTTCAGAGTGGCAAGTTCTTAATACAAATGCTGGAATTGTAAATGGAAAAGTGGAGAATTACAATGCTGTAGAATGTCGCCGTCGCATTGATGAATTAGCCAGAGCGAATGTTATTTCTGGTGGAGAAGCCAAATACGCTCATTCCTTAATCAAAGATACAATGAGCCCAGAAGACCTCATAGAAGCCAAGAAGGAACTAAAATTTCACATTGTGCGTTGGTCGCCAAATGAGGTGCTTCACGGGTCAAAAATTCTTCGTGATAAGAAGCGTTATACTTTAGAAGAAGCCTTCAGTTCTCACGCATTAACAAAATTAGATGTGATTGGCTTCATTCAGAATAACCGCTTTACGGATTTCTCAATCATATATGAATTTTTCAATAATGGCAAGGCATTGAATGGCTTCCCGTTAAATGTGGCTCAGAGTTTGAATGAAGATGTCATTTACTATAAAGCACACGGCAACCACTTCAAAGTATTAAAACGAATGTTGGCATTAGCCAAATTAAATAAGGATTCTACTGCTGTGGATAAACTTATTCCAATTCTAAATAGCGATTTGGGTCGTTTGTATTTAATAACCAGCGATGTTGGCACATTAATTGAGTTGTTAGAAAATGAACGCAAAGTTCCAATGCCCTTAGTGCGTTTCCAATTAGACCAGATGAAAGCAAGGATGGGTAATATATATAACCTTCCGGATTTCCTCAGTGAAGAGCACGACCTAATTGGTGATATTAATGCTATTCTAAAAATGACAAACAAGGCTCAGTTATTATCTCGCCTACATCAGATAAAGACCAAGATGGAGGACATTTTGAATAGCAACGCAAAGGCGAAAGGTGGTCGCAGAGTCAAGGGTGGAGCAACACGGGCAGAAAGAGCCTTAGCCGGTGAAATGAGAGCCAAATACTTTTTAGAACTCGGCAGAGACCCAAGTGGAAGACCAATCAGACCAGATATTTATAAACTTCTATCGGCTATTATTCACGATGCTGACCCACGCCCAATTGCTGGAGACCCAGCAACACAAAATCTATCAGTAATTACTGATGAACCGGGTAGAAAACCAAGAGACCCAGCAACAAAGCAGAGGGTTCGTGAATTGGCAAATTTTATATTGCGTGAGGAGAAATTGACTGGACTTCCTATTAACAGAGCCGAATGGACGGGAGCAGAACCAGCAAACCCAGATATGCTTCCAGCAAACCTTCAGTCATTAGGTTTCAAGAACAATCCATTTTATTTTTTTGAAGATGAGCCAGTGGGTGTGTGGGAGCATTTTCTAAAAAGTGGTATGGCTACAGCCGATGATGTGGCTCTATTACCCAAAGACGCAACTGGAGCACCTTTACCTTTTCCAGACTTTCAAAGGGGCACACCATCGGATTTCCGTGCTTACTTTGGTGCTGATTATGATAGATTAGGCACTGTTAATACACCCTATGCTCCTCCACCTCCTCCACCAACATTTGAAGAGCGTTTAGCATCAGAAGGAACACCAGCACTATCACCAGATGTCAGCACGAACCCGCTGGTTGATGCCAGAGTGGCTGAAAGCAGAGCCAGAGACGCACAAATTCAACAAGCCTTGGCTCTAATGGAAGGTGAAGGGGCTGGTGATTTGGATACAAATCCCTATTACTTACTACTAACAAATCAATTAGCCAAAGTTAGAAGTGTGGTTGAACGCTTTCCAGCACAAGAGGCACAAGCCCAAGCGGAAATCTTATCACAAGACGAAGCCTACCAAGCACAATTGGCGGAAGAAGCCAGAGTGGCAAGGGAAGCAAGTGAAAGACAAGCAAGGGAAGCCCAAGAAAGGGCAGACGCAGAACAAGCCCAAGCATTGTTAGAACAAGCCAGACTGGCAGACGCAAGAGAAACTGAGTCCAGAGCAGTGGCAGAGCAAGAACGGGCAACACGGGAAGGCGTGGCTCAAGCAAAGGCAGAAGGTGTTGCCAGAGAGGCACAAGCCAAAGCCAGAGGTCAGCCATTAGAAGAGCGTGTCAATAAGGACAGACTGGCGTTAATAACAAATGAAAAAGACAAAACAGAAGCCCTCAGTTTATTAGCCACTCTGAAAGCCAGTAGAGCCAGTGTCAAACAATTAGCCAAAGCCAAAGCCGAACTTCTGAGAATGGAATTAGCACTGGCTAAATTCAAGGCTGACATTGCCGAGCGAAAACGGTCTGGCAAGAAGAGCGAAGGCAAGAAGGCAGATGAAAAACTCAGTGAATTAGAGACTGATGTTGAACTCGCAAAGGGAACAGTAAAGTCTGGAGAAGAAGGTGTTGCTCTGTTAGAAAACACTGAGGCAAAATTAGAAGCAATTTTGGCTAAGTATCCAGTGCCATTACCAAGAAGGGAGGCAGAGCAGAAGAAGGGACTTGGCGAACTATTAGAAGGTCTAATGGGTCTTCCCAGAGCAGAGGCTGAAGAAGAGGCTACTCTTAAAAGACTTCCACCAGACATTATCACAGATAGAGATTTTGCCGAATACTTTTCTGGGATAAACCAACCAGAAATGAGAGGAATAGAGAGTGAGGTTGATGAAGTAGGGGATGTCATCAGAAGAAAGGCAGAGGCAACTACTAAATTTGCTGTAGATGAGACTCTAAAACTAAATGAGGCACAGAGAAAGGGTGAAATAACCAATGAAAAAAGAATAGAACAGACGAAGGTATATATTGACGCACTAAGCGAGAGTATAAGAGAAGAATTTCTGGATTATTTTTTGTATGATTTGAAGACCTTTGTTGTTTTTAGAAATCTGAAAGAATTCAGAGATTTTACAGCAAAGATGATTGCTGGTGAGATGGATAGAAAACTTGGAGGTGAGGCGGAACAAATGAGATTAGGAATAAGAGAGGGCGTGGTGAGAAAAATAGGGTCAAGAAATTTCTTTAACAACATAATGGAATCAGTAAAAGACATTGATGACAAGACAATCGCTCGTATGGGTCAAATAGCCGCCTTTGTCCCCCGTCTGCTGAAAGGAGTATATTTGATGGAATTTATACAAGGTGAAGGTGAAGAAGAAGCAAAAAGTGCTATGGTTTTAGCAAGAAGACTCGTCCAGATATTCCGTGCTGACCCAGAAGCATCACACTCCCCATTCTGGAAGGACAAAGCCCCAGTAGTTAGAAGGATACAAGATTTCATTAAAACTCTTTCTCCCAAAGCAAGAAATCTCCTATATACTTCAATGGGGTATGTTCTTCATCATCGTGGAGGCAAAGGCACAGAGGATAGAACATTATTATCAGCCCCAGAAGAGTGGGAAAAAGAAGGTAAAATATCGTTTCCAGAGGGTTTGGGTGAAGCCAGAGGTGAAGGGCGTGTGCGTGTGCGTCGTGGTGGCAAACTACCCAGAAGTGGCGTTCTCTCAGACGATAGAGCAACACGGCAACAAGAACTAAGAGAGATGACTGTGAAAGAACTAAATGATATGAGAGATATATCATTGGCTGATAAGCAAATATTCTATGCTCTCCACACTGAAATCCCCATTGGAGATGTTCCCTTTCACAGAAAGGGAAGAGAAGCAGTCCAAAAATTGCGTGATAGTATGTCAAGACCAGTGGCTGTTCCTCAAATCTCGTATGGTGATAGAGATAGACGATTGGGGGTGCGTGAAATTGCTCTACAACCACCAAATATCCAATACAGATACTATAAATGGATATATCCTTGGCTAAAACCCCAATATTTGGCAGAGCAAAGGGCAAAAGGTGTGTCTGAAATGGCAATACGATTTAATACAAGAGAAAAGCAATACATAACCGACTGGCTGGATACGCCCACCCCTCCGGCTGTTTGGAATACGGGTTCAGCCGATTGGGGTGTTGATAGACGAATGAACCCCAATCCACCAAGAGTTGCGGCGGGTCGTGTCCGTGGTCGTGGAATGTGCGGGTCAAAACAGATACAAGGACAAGTTATACCACCAGCAGTCGTAATAAGAGAGCCTACTGCTCCCGCTCCACCCGCTCAACCTCAACTTCCTCCACTTCCCGCTTCCATTGCCAGACTAAATCCAGAAGAAAAACGCATATTAGAAGCAATCAAAAACAAGATAGAGGTAAATAGAGCCAAAATATGTAAGGGTAATATTATAAAAATTCTAATGTTTGATGTTCTCAGTGCTGTTCCTAAAGGCTTCATTGATGCCGATACAAACCAACTAAAACCAGAAGCCAAAACAATGATTGATGATTATATGTATAGGTTTTTGCTTTCAGAGCCACCATTCACCAGACTAACATACAATGGAGACCCAGAAGGGCTGTGGGGGTCTTTCATAAATATGCTTCTAAGGAGAAGAGAAAGTGTTGGAGGTCGTGGTCGTGTGCGTCGGCTAAGGCGTGAGACATACGGGTAATAATCGTTCTTTACAATAATATAATAGGATAATCAAAACATTGTCCTATTATACGATTTCCAATTAGTTTTTCCGTATTTGTGTAAATTTCTCAGTCTCTTATATAGACCCGATGCCAAGCCTTAGTTTTGATAAGACCAAGGGAGCAAAGCCAATTGCCTTAGTAAAGGGTGGAGAGGATGATGGAGCAGTCCTTTATCTTCACGAAGACGACCACGACGGCAAGAAGCCCAAGAAGGGCGAAATTTCCGCTACAAAGTATGCTACGGAGTTGCGTGAAATTAAACCAGCCGATAGAGTTAAACTACTCAATCGTCTTAGTGAAGCACGGGCAAAGGGATTGAAGAGCGACCAGTTGATTGCTGAATCTGCCTTTGCCCGTTCGCTATATGACAAAATCCTACACGACGAAACCACTGATAAATCTATTACACTTCCCGACGATAGTCAATTCGTTATTTGCCCCAGCCCAGACCCCAAGAAGCGTGAGGTTTATTACATTGCTGGTGCGTCCGGCTCTGGTAAATCATACATAGCCAAGAGCATTGCTGAAATATATAAGAAACTTCATCCAAGCCGTGAGATATATCTCATTAGTAAATTGGAAGAGGATTCAACACTGGATACAATGAAGCCAAAACCCAAACGCATTAACATCCAAACTCTTATTGATGATTATCCAGAATTAGATGAATTTGCCGATTGCTGTGTCATATTTGATGATTATGACACCTTTGTTGGACCCGCCGAAAAGGTCGTTCATAAGTTGATTGATGACTTAGCCACAATGGGTCGCCACACCAACACAACAATGCTTTGCTTGTCGCATTACCTTACGAACTATAAGAAGACCCGTCTATTACTCAATGAGGCTACGCATTTGGTCGTCTATCCAATGGCAACCAGTTTTCACGCTCTGTCCTACCTCTTAAAGACGCATTGTGGTCTCACGAAGGATGATTGCCGAGACCTCAAGAAGATGGGACGATGGGTTTGCCTTTACAAGCATTACCCCCAGTGGCTTTGTAGCCTCCACCACGCCCGAATTTTGAATCAGTAAAATAGATGCCCCGTGTCAATCCAGATAAATTGGTTGAGTGTCTTCTCAAAATACACACCCAATTACAAATCGTGTGGCTGGAATGTAAGAACAATGAGTTGTGCGACCAGATAAGGGGGCAAATGGATTACTTAGAACTGATGATTAAAACAGTTGAAGATGCCTTCTAAAAAATATATCTTTGTAGTATAGAATGTCTTACGCTCAGTGGGCTAATTTTGTAAATTACAATACTAACGACATTGTCAATTATTTGGGAATTTTATACACAGCAATACAAGCAAACACAAACGAAATCCCGAGTGGTCTTAGTAGTTGGGCGTTAGTTCCAGCGGCGGGTGGCGTATCATCACTTATTGGAGGCACTGGTGCTTTAACGATAAGTGTCCCCACGGGTGGCTCGGCTATTCTGACGGGGCAAGACATAGAATTGAGTATTGACCCTCCCCCAGTCTATCAAGCAACCTATTTTAAAACAGCCGTCCAGAATCTAACTTCTGGCAATACAGATATTACTTTTGATGGAGAGGCTTCGTGGAACAACGCTAATGGATATATTACGCATACAAACGGCACTGAAGATTTTACCGTAGTCCAAATGGGGCTTTATCAGTTGGAGTTTAATACTCTTGTTTTAATCAACAATGGGATTTATTCTGCTGCGACAAATAAGGGAGTAAGCATAGATATTGAACGCACACCTACCGCAGAACAAGCAATTCTGTCAAATACTTCCTCACAAGCAAACAATCTGAATTACGCACAAAGCATAAGTGGGAGGGTTTATCTTAATGTTGGAGACATCATTAATCTGAGAATTGCTAATACTTTTGCTGGTGGAACACCAACCCCTCCTCAAGCACAATGCGTTCAGAATACCATTGACCTCAATACCTTTTTCGCTTGGACTTATATTTCTCCATAAAAATATACTCTTGTAATATAGAATGTCCTACGCCCAGTGGAACAGTTTTACTAATTATCGTGTAGCAGATGAAGTTCAAAATGGCTCTTCTACCGTGTATGCTTGTATTCTGGCTAATACAAATGAGCCTCCGCCTAATGCTACTTTCTGGAATGCTCTTGTTCCTCCCGCTGGTGGTGGTATTACATCAGTAGAAGGACTTACTATTGCTGATAATGGAGGAAACATTGTGTTTTCTTCTGCGATGGCTGATTTTACAACTACTCCTTCAACTGGAACAATTAATGTGGATGTTAATTTTCCAGCGGCAGTAAATCAATTGAATACTGTAGATGGCTCTGTTGAATTACAGAGCCCATCTGGTGCTCTTACCTTTGAGATAGACGGGCAAAATATTAATGTGGCATTAAAGTATTTTGTTGTTGTTCCTACAGCACAAGAGACTGAAATTACTATATCCGTGCCCGGAATGACCTCAGCGGGTAAAGCAATAGCCCAATGGGAGGATACAAATATTTTGGTTAATCCAGTCGTTAGTGCTATTGCTTATTCAACAGACCAGATTATTGTTTATCCAGCCGCATATCCAGTATTACCATCCCCAACCATCCAGTATTTTGACACGACGAGTAGAATTACCGTGTTTATTCTGAGTTTTGATTAGTTGTGAAGGTTGTGAAGGCTTTTTCGCCAACTTTCCCTAAGAGCCCCCCTCAATTCACCAATTCTCAAAGTCAGCGGAAAAGGCTTCACAACCTTCACAAGCCACAAATTCAAAAGATTAATAATCTTTAACATTTGTGTGTTTAACGCTTCCCCGCCAAGCCTAACTTTAGAATGATATTGCGACGGATGTTATTAGCCTTACCATAAGACCCGTCCGCCTTCTTATTGACACGAATACCAGCAGAATTGGCAATGCGTAGTAGTGTGCCTAAGTCCGTGGGAACATCAGATATTTTTTTCGGTAGGGCGATGGGATTGAGTGTCTGGGCTGGTGCTTGTGCCTTTGCCTTTTTGCCCTTAGGGGCTGGAGTTGGGGCTACTGCTCTGGAAGTAGGCGGAGGAGCAACTCTGCGTGGGGCTGGTGCTTGACGGGCAACTGAGCCACGGGGCGTTGAATCTTGGAACGCATAACCAACATTAAACCCTTGTGTATCTGGGTCAAAGCGTGAGAATAGGCTTGAAGAGACTGAAGGAGGCTGGAATGTTGTTTTTGACCCAGTTGTTGAACTGGCTTGAGACCCAAGAGCATCCCGTTTGCGTGATGTCGCTAATTCACGCTTGGCTTGTCTATAACGGCGTTGAATACTACCGAGGGCTTCCTCTGGTGGCTCATCAAAAGGCTGACCGAGTAGTGGCTCAGCCTCTACTGCCTCATAACCCTCCTCTAATTCTGGTGCGTCCTCACCAAGATAGGCATTCTGTCCTCTAACATTGCCTTCTTGGTCGTAATAGAAGCCAGAATTTGTTGCGAATGATTCACGCTGGTCTGCGTCAAAATCACGCTCTTGACGGCTACGCCCAGTCTCATCTTCGTGTGTCGTGTCTTCACGGGGTCTGCCGGGTCTATCAAAGCGGTCATCATCATCTTGGTCTGAGCCATCACCATCTACGCCAAAATCACCACTGCGGTAGTTCTGGCGTTGCTGGTTTGACATTAGACGGTCTCTATCGGCTGTAGATAGGAGTTCATTGTATTGAGCGGGATTCCAGCGTAGGAGTTTTGAAAAGCCTAATGAGGCAATTAGATTGCTACTGAGTTTTGCCCGTTCATCACGACTTAGTGTTGTGCCTCTATCAGTCGCCACAAGCACATCTTGAACCTCATTCTGGTTTGTTAGTGGATTGTAGAAGTTTCTCTGGCGAACCTCACCATTTGATGCCATCATCTTCTCCAAGTATGTCTTGAGTTTCGTGAATAGAACATCTAATGATAGAGCAATTTCACGGGTCTGCGTTGTTAGTGTTGTGTTTTCATCGGGGTCTAATAGCCCTTGGAGATTTGTTAGAATTAAATCCACCTTTGCCAGTATGTCAGTGATTTCGTCATTCTGGAGATTTGGCACAGTGCGGAAGATTAGCGTAATCGCCTTGTAGCAATTTGACATATCCAGACGGTTAAGGTGTTCGCCACCCATATCACCGCCCATTGTAGAATCAATGATAGACTGGAGTAGTAAGTTAAGTTCAATCCCACCGGCTTGTGGGAAGTTAGACATAACCATTGAATCAGTGCCAAGTCTCAGCCCATTATCAGCCATAGAACCGGTCATAAACTCTTGTGAGGCAGTCTGAATGTTATTCAACTGCTGAATTCTATCCAATAGAACTTGTTTTCCAAAGGCTTGTCCTTGGGCTGAACGCAATACACCACCCGTGTAATGTTTTGATTCATAATCACCGCCACCACGATACGAAAAAGGTGCGTCTGGATGGTCTTGGCGACCAGATGCTGGTTCAAATGCTCCGTTTGAAGGGTTCGCAAAACGACGCTGAGCCAGACGAGGATGGGGCTGGTCGCCCATACCGTGAGGTGTGCCGACAAATCTTACACGGCTATGCTGTGTTGATATGACCTTTGCTCTTGCCATATAATCAGCATCTTCCTTTCTGCCTTGGTGAATTTGGCTCTGAAGGTCATTTCCAGCGTAGAATGTGTTTGCTCTTGCTACAGTAGGGAAATAACGCAAGGGGAGACGCTTAGCGGCATAGACACTCTGGTAGGCAGAGGGGAAACCTAAATTTAGTTCATCACTCTGGACTTTTTCAGTGGCAATAGCACCAATTGAATTAGCACCAGCCCATAACTGAGTTCCAGCATATACACGCTGTTGAGCCGGGTTCATTTCTATATATAGGGATTACATTTTTTAAAAATGTATTTACATTTTCCAAAAATGCTTAATATAAGCCGTGTTCTTTTACATATTTGGAGGCTTCAATCATCTTCATCCCCTTCTCAGCCATTACACGCTTTACGACCTCAGCCCGTTTGCGTCTGCCATCATTAGCACCAGCGGGAGCACGACGGCGACGACCACCAGTTCCAGCACCAGTGCCTTGCCCTTGGTAAGCACCACTCATTGCCATACTGGAAGGGTTCGCAAATGACTGACCGCCCATATACTCCTCATCAGAATCTGAACCGTAGCCACCCCTCATCATTGCGACATCATCACGCTCACGACCCATTCCGTGTGTGATTACAAGTTTTCCAGCACCCGTGCCACAGCCACGACGACTACGACGACCATAGCCAAGAGCCTTCGCACCTTGGTTGGCATACTGGGCGGCGGAAAGCCCACGACTTAGCATTGTTCCAGCACCGGGCAGTCCTACAGCCGTTCCAGCAACATCAAGAACTGGGGCGGCGTATGAAGCATACTTTGAAGCCTCTGGGAGCACTTGCCCTCTTAGAACTGAGTTAGGGTCAGTGAATTCGTGTCCTATCTTCTGCCCCACATCTGTTGCTCCACGCCGTAGAACTGAATCGGGGTTTGTGAATTCATTGCCTACCTTCTGAAATGCGTTCTTAATACTATCAAAAAATCCAGCACCAGAGACACCGTGGGCGAATGACTTGGCATACCCAGCCCCGTGGAGAGAATGTAGGTGTAAATTTAATGCCCGTCCAAGGCGGTGAGCCTCTTCCAACTTGTTATTTCTGCCACCCGTGCCACACCCACGACGACTACGCCCAGCACCCGTTCCAGCACCTACCATACGGGTCATTCCACCGTCCATATGGCTCATTCCACCCGTTCCAGAGCCTACCATACGACGCATACCGTGCCCGTCTTCTCCCAGCATACCACCGCCACGAAACTGGCTGAGCCCCATTGAGGGCGTAGCACCACCACCGTGGATTGGATTATACTGAGATGATGTGTGTTCCTCTTCTAAGGCTCTCATATCGCCACGCATCTTACCAGCCCGTCTTGCCATTATATTCAGTATCTATATTTTTATTTGGCTGTGGTTTAACTTCTTCAATTAACCGTCCTTGTATTACAATATCGTGTTCTGTAATATTGATTAATTCTATTATGTATTTGGTGTTGTCATTTGTATTTAGCAATGGCACATTTAACTTAAAACGGGTCGGAGAGTATTGCCACCGTGAATTACATTCCCAAGCCCTATTTGGTCTAAAATTACGGATTAAATTATCCT